CTTGTGCATCGCCATGCCGCTGGCGACCTTGTATAGCTCCGCGAAGCGCGGGATCCAGAATACTTCGTCCAGATACAGGTTGCCGTGATAGCTCTGCGCGGTGCGGTAGTTGGTCCCCAGGAAATACAGCGTCGCGCCATTGGGCAACACGATGGGGTCGCCCTTCAGATCGAGGTCGGCTTCCTCGCGCGCGAACTGGATGATGTACTGCTTGAAGACATGCGCCTGCGCCTTCGAGGCAGACATGAATATCTGGTTGCGGCCGGTCGTGAGCGCGTCGATGAACGCCTCGCGGGCGAAATACCAGGTCGCGCCGATCTGCCGCGACTTCAAGATCATCCGAGAGCGCTGGTCACCGTTGCGAAACCACACCTTCTGATAATCGAAAAGCGATTCCTTGAAGGCCTGGAATAGCTTGTCCTTTTGCGCCTCGGTGTACGCGTTTTTGGTGGGCTTGGACTTTGGCGCGGCGTTGCGCCGTTCGAGATTCGGGTTCAGGTCGGACTCGGTGCCGCCGGCATCGTAGCGGCGAACGCGCGCCATCTGCGTGATCTGCCGGCCGAGCAGATCGATTTCCTTGTAGTCGCAGCCCTCTTTCTTGTCCTTGGCGATGAGCTGGACCATGCGGGCTTCAAGCGCGGTCTCTACCCGCTCGACTACCGGCGCATCGTCCCACTTGTCGCGGGTCTTCCAGCTGTGCACCGTGGTGCGCTTTTCGCCCAGGTGCTTTGCAATCGACGTGACGCGCCACCCTTGGAAATACAGGGATTTCGCAAGGCGTCGCGGCTCCAGATCGTTGGCAATTTCTAACATGCCGCCATGCTGAGGGAATTTCCCGCGCGCGCGTGAGAGTGGCGTATGTACCTGAGATCGTTACGGTTTCTGCGCGTTGCCCGCTGATCGCGTCGGGGCCACCATGGCAACACCTGACCCGAACATCATCTGACCCGAACTCCACCAGCGAGCACACCATGCCCACCCCGACCCCGAAATGGTTCACCGTCGCCACCGAAGGCCAGACCACCGATGGCCGCGTCATCGAGCGCACCTGGCTGCAGCAAATCGCCGAGACCTACAACCGTAAAACCTACGGCGCTCGCGTCTCGATCGAGCATCAACTGAGCATCTACCCTGGCAGCATGTTCCGCGCTTACGGCGACGTGACGGCCGCGCAGACCGTTGAAACGGACGGCAAGCTGCAGCTGCAGGTCCAGATCGATCCCACGCCCGAGCTGGTGGAACTGACCAAATCGCGCCAGAAGATTTATTCCTCGATCGAGGTCAATCCGAACTTCGCCAAGACTGGCAAGGCGTACCTGACCGGCCTGGCCGTCACCGACACGCCGGCCAGTTTGGGTACGGACACGCTGGAATTCTGCGCGCAACACCCGGATAAGCATCCGCTCGCCTTGCGCAAGACGACGCCCGAGTGCCTATTCACTTCGGCGCTGGAAACCGCCTTCGACTTCAGCGAAGAGCCCGAAGGTGAGCCGGTGAAGCTGTTCCAGCGTGTGCGCGAAATTCTCGGCCGCGCCAAGGGCATCGAGGCCGCGCAATTCAAGCAGATCGATGAAGCCATGACCGAGCTGGCCGAGCATTTCTCCGACGCCGGCACGAAGCTGCAGAAGCAAATCGACGCCCTCGTTGAGCGGCTGGAGGATTCGGTCAAGGGCTACGTCAAGACCGAGGATTTCAACGCGTTGAAGGAGCTGCTCGACAAGACTCCGCGCCAATTCACGCAACGCAAGCCTGCGACCGGCTCCGACAACACCGTGCTGGCCGACTTCTAATCGCCACCGGCCGAGTTCCGAAGCTGACCTCACTTCCAACACAGGACCACCATGCGTAACGCTACCCGCATCGTTTTCAACGCTTACCTCGCCCGTATCGCCGCCTTGAATGGCGTCGAGGACGCCACCAAGCAATTCAACGCCGATCCCAGCGTGCAACAGACCCTGGAAGACCGGATCCAGGAAAGCAGCAAGTTTCTGTCGCAGATCAACGTGATCGGCGTGCAGGATCAGCAAGGCCAGAAGCTTGGCTTGGGCGTGACCGGCCCCGCCTCGGCGCGCACGAACACGGACAACGGGCCGCGCTTGACGCGCGACCTGACCTCCATCGACCCCAACGGCTACAACTGCGTGCAGACGAATTTCGACACGCACATCAAGTTCGCCCAGCTCGACGCCTGGGCAAAGTTCGACGACTTCCAGCAGCGCATCTCGAATGCCCGCGTCATCCGGCAGCAGCTGGACCGGATCATGATCGGTTTCAACGGCACCAGCATCGCGGCCGATACCAACATCACGAACAATCCGCTGCTGCAAGACGTGAACAAGGGCTGGCTGCAGCAATACCGCGAGCACGCCCCGGATCGCGTCATGCACGAAGGCGTGCAAGGTTCCGGCAAGATTACGGTCGGGGCCGGCGGCGACTATGGCAACCTGGACGCCCTGGTCTACGACCTGTGCGAACTGCTGGACCCGTGGTATCGCGATGACACGCGCCTGGTCGCGCTGGTCAGCCGCGATCTGCTGCACGACAAGTATTTCCCGCTGGTCAACACCAGCGACAAGGCTACCGAGAAGGTAGCGGCCGACACGATTCTGAGCACCAAGCGCCTGGGTGGTCTGCCGGCGGTGCGCGTGCCCTACTTCGTCCCGGGCGGCGTGATGGTTACGGCATACGAGAACCTGTCGCTGTACTGGCAGGAAGGCGCGCGCCGCAGCCACGCGGTAGAGAAGCCCGAGCGCAGCCGCATCGAGTTCTACGAATCGTCGAACGATGCGTATGTCGTCGAAGACTACGGCTTCGGCGCGATGGCCGAAAACATTCAAATGGTCGAGGGCGAGTGACATGCGAAGCCCTGCGCAACGTCACCGTGAGCGCACGCTCGCGAAGCTGATTGCAGGGACTGCCCAGGCCGGCCAATTGGTGGCCTCGGGCACGATCTACGATCAGATGCTCGCCAAGCTGCTGACCGACATGCGGCGCTTGAAGGATATTCAGTCCGTCGAGCGCAAGATCGAGGTCAAAACTACCCTGGTCGCGGAGTACGACGACTACATCGACGGCGCGCTGCAGGGCGCATCCGGCGCGCAAGACGAGGTGGTCGCTACCCTGTGCGTCTGGAACATCGACGCCGGCCGGTTTGATCTGGCGCTGAAGATCGGGGCGTACCTGCTGACGCACCGCATCGCCTTGCCGGCGCGGTATTCCCGCAACGTGCAAACCACGCTGATCGATGAGATCGGCGGGGCGCTGCTGGCCGGCAAGGTGGAAGACGCGAAGCTGATGTACGAGATCGCGGACACCACCGAGCGTCTCACGCACGACCACGACGCGCCCGACCAGGCCCGCGCCAAGCTGCACAAGGCGATGGGGCTCGCGCTGCAGAAGCTTTCCGAAGACGGCCAGGCGCCCAACGCCCGGGCGTATGCGGAGCGCGCCTTGGCGCACTTCATTCGCGCGACCGAGCTCAACGCCAGCGTGGGTGTCAAGAAACAGATCGAGCGCCTGCAAACCCGCCTGAAGGATTCCGCCGGCTCTGCCGGATAACGAGCACCCCCTGTGCCCACGGCGGCGGGGGGCTGACGGTTCTTGATTGATCCCCGAAGCCCCCCCCACCGCCGTCCTTATTCCAGCCCCATGCCCTTCGCCGCCTTCGCCCCTTCGCCCGATCCAGAGACCAACCCCATCGTGCAGAACGATGGCTGGTGGCCCGACATCAATGTCGTGACGGCAATGGCGACGATGCGCCTGGATGGCACCGTCACCCAGCCGCGCATGGCCCATTCCCTCGCCGCCGCCATGCTGGAGATGAACATGGACGCGCCGGTCGCCGCCTGGGCCGCGCAGCAGCTCGCGGCTGGGGCCACCAAGCTGGAAGAGGTAGCGGCCCCCCAGGTGGGCGGAGAAAGCCGCTTGGTGTATCTGTACAAGCGCGCGGTGTACTCCTACGCGCAGGCCGACCTCATCGAGCGTTACGTCGATTACGACACCACCGCCTCCGGCGTGAAGAAGTCGGAGCTGCAGTGCGAAGCGCCCGACGATCACCGCCGCAATGGTCGCTGGGCGGCGCGGCAGTTGGTCGGCGAGCCGCGCAGCACCGTGGAGCTGATCTGATGAAGGTCTACGCCCGCCAGGATGACACCGTGGACGCCCTCTGCTATCGGGCATTCGGATTCACGGCCGGCCTGGTCGAGGCCACGCTCGACCTAAACCCCGGCCTTGCTGACCTGGGGCCGGTGCTGCCCGAGGGGACCGAAGTAGAGCTCCCGCAGGTGCAGTCCACCCCCGCCACAGCCCCCTCCGTCAAACTCTGGGATTGAACATGGCCGAACCCTCGACCCTAACGGCCGCCGCCGTCACCACCTCCGCAGGCGTGTCCATGGCATTCCTGCTGCCCTACGTCGACGCCACGGCGGTATTCGGCGCGTTCATGGGCGCTGCGGTGGTCGCCAGTACGAAAAAGGATGTGCGCGCCTGGACGCGCGTGACGACCTTCGTGATTTCGGCCATCTGCGGGTACTTCATGTCCCCGGAGATCATCAGCAAGACGATCATCGATCAATCGTTCACAGCCGCCTTCGTGGGCGCGCTGATGGTGGTCCCGATTTCGCTGACAGTGCTCGCACGCATCGATCAGCTCGACATCGGTGCCTTCATTCGGTCCCTGGGGAGCAAGCCCTGATGCCGCATCTTCTCGCCACAATCCTGCAAACCGTGCCTACCGCCACCGTGCTGGTCTACATCGCGACCGCGCTGCGCCTGCTGTGCTTTCGGCCGAACGGCGCGCGGCACCGCCACGGGCTGTCTGCCGCCGTCACCGTGCTGATCGCGGCCCTGACGTGCCGGGCCGCCGGCATCGTTCTCTACGTGCAGCCGGTTTCAGTGCCCGAGCTGATTATCGCGATCGCCCTCTGCCGCGCCGCCATGGCATCGCGCGGCAACTTGGCCCACCTACTTCGGAGTGCAATCGATGGCTGACATCCTTATCCTTGGCGCCACCGGCCGCGCCGTGAGCGACCTGCAGCAAATCCTTAGCCGCGCCGGTTTCAGCGTGGCGATGACCGGACTGTATGACGACGCGACCGCCCAGGCGGTGCGCGACGCCCAGGCCCGAGCTGGCTTGGTGCAGGACGGCAAGTGCGGCCCGAAAACCCGCGCCTACCTGATGGGCATGGAGACCGGAAAGCTGCTGCGCGAGCAGGATCTGCAGCGCGCGGCCGACACGCTGGATCTGCCCCTCGCTGCCGTGAAAGCGGTGAACAGCGTCGAGTCCCGTGGATCCGGCTTCCTGGCGGACGGCCGCGCCGTCATCCTGTTCGAGCGGCATGTCTTCTGGCAGCAGCTGCAGGCGGCCGGCATCGACCCGGCCGGCGTGAATGCGCCCGCCACGATTCTCTGCCCTGACCGGGGCGGGTATGCCGGCGGAACGGCCGAATACGCCCGCCTGGCCGCCGCGCGCCGCATCAACGAGGCCGCCGCCCTTTCGTCCGCGAGCTGGGGCCTGTTCCAGATCATGGGCTACCACTGGAAGGCCATGGGTTACGCCAGCGCGGCCGATTTCGTCGAGCAGATGCAGACGAGCGAAGGTGCCCAGCTCGACGCCTTCGTGCGGTTTCTGCAGGCCAACGGCTCCCTGCTCACCGCACTGCGGGCGCAGAAGTGGGCAGCGTTTGCCAAGGGATACAACGGTCCCGACTACGCGGCGAACCTGTATGACGTGAAGCTTGCCCGCGCGTTCGACCATTTCGACGCCACGCACAGCGCGGAGCAGCCAGCATGAGTGCCGCGGTGCTCGCCTTCCTGGGGCGCTTCGGCCCCTACATCGCATCCGGGCTGCTGGCGTGGGCCGTGTGGTCTCAACACGGCACCATCGCAGCGCAGGACACCGAGATCTCCGGCCTGAAAGAGCACGCCGCCGCCGTAGTAAAGCGCTTCGGCCAGATCAACGACGCCCAGGCCAAGGCCGACAAGAACACGCAAGACCTGCAGCGCGGCCAGGACCAGTTGCGCGGCGCGTTCTCGCAGCGCGAAATCGACATACGGAAGCTTCAACATGACACAAAAGAACTGCAGAGCTGGGCTGATCAGCCTTTGCCTGACGCTATTGTCCGGCTGCGCCAACGTCCAGCCATTACAGGATCTGCCGCCTATTCCCAGTACCTGTCCAGTCGTCAGCCCGTGCACGCTGTCGGCCAGCAGCCCGCAGACGGCGGGGGATCTGAACCTGCAGCTCGAACGGACGGAAAATGACTGGCATATCTGCGCGGCGCGCGTGGACAGCATCGTGAAGTGCCAATCCGAGCAGTCGACCGATGCAAAAGCCCGTTGATCTGCGCGCGTTCCTGACCGCCGCGCTGCCCGAATTCACCACGAACCCAGACAAACTGGAGATCTTCGTCGGCAAGGGCAAGCTGGTCAGCACCGGCACGCCGTCGCTTTCCTACGAATACCGCTACACGCTGACGCTGATCGCGGTGGACTACGCAGGGGAGCCGCACGCGCTGATGGTGCCGCTGCTTGTGTGGCTGCGCAGGAATCAGCCCGAAATCTTCGACAACCCCACGCAGCGGGCCGAGGCGATACGGTTCGAGGTGGACTACAACAACCACACCACCGTGGACTTCGAGATCGAGCTCGACCTCACCGAGCGCGTGGAAGTAGCCAAGGGCGCTGACGGCCGGCTGACCGTCACCTACCGGCCCGAGCCGATCAGCCCGGAACTGCCCGAGGAAGACGGCGAGCTGGCTGTGTGGTTCGAAGACAAGCAGATAGCGCCCCTGAAGCACAGCAGGTGGGATCCGATGCTATGAGCGACCTCGATCATGTCGCCAGCTGGGCGCACGCGCTGTTGGCGCGGCTGGACCCGGCTGCGCAGCGCCGCCTGAATCGCAAGGTGGCCGCCGACCTGCGCAAGGGCCAAGCCAAACGCATCGCCGCCCAGAAGAACCCGGACGGCTCGCCTTACGAGCCGCGCAAAGCCCGCCCGCAGAAGAAGAAAGGGTCGATCCGCAAGCGCGCCATGTTCCTGCGCCTTCGGACCTCGAAATTCTTGCGCACCACGGCATCCCCTACCGACCTGACCGTGGGCTTCATCGGCCGCGCATCGCGGATAGCGCGGGTACACCAAGACGGCCTGACCGACCAGGTCGCGCCCGGCGGCAAACGAGTGCGGTACGCCCGCCGTGGGCTGCTCGGCATGACGGACGCCGATATCGACATCGTTGCCGACTCACTGCTGCGGCACTTGGCAGAAGGCGACACGTAGCAGGGCAAACCACACTCGCGATTCCGTGCGCGCGCGAGGGCACACCGGCAAGATGGGCGGCATATGAACACCGCCGAAATTCTTCGCCTGCTGTCGAACCTGTTGCGCATCGGATACGTCGATGAGATCGACTACGACGCCCGCAAAGTGCGCGTCACGAGCGGCGAGAACACCACCGATTGGATCAGTTGGAAGGTGGATCGCGCCGGCACAACGCAGACCTGGGATCCCCCCACCCTGGGTGAACAGGTATTGCTCGCATCTCCCGAGGGCGAGCTGAACAATGCCATCGTCCTGATGAGCCTGTACAGCGATGGTCAGGACGCCCCCTCCAGTGATCCGCACAAGCACGTCCGCCTGTACCCGGACGGCGCGCGTATCGAATACGACTTCGGATCCGGCGAGCTCATGGCTACCGGCATCAACACCGCCCTGCTGCAGGTCAACCAGCTGACCACTGTTGACTGCCCGCTGACCG